TTTCGAGCTATCCGTAAGTTCCAATTGTCAGGAGAGCTTACTCATTTCGGTTTGTCAAACCAATGCATTGACTAAGGCACACCAGAATCTAAGCATACGGTATCGTATACTCGCAAGGTGAGTCGAGGTATCCCGACCAAACAGAGCCTGTAGGAATTGTGTTAGTGGTGTGTTAGAAACGTATTAGAATTGTGTTAGTAGATATTAGCTTTGTAATAGTAATTATGTGATACTTTAATTATCTGCTGATAATAACGTTAAAACGTTATTTCTTGTTATTAGCATAACATATGTGTTATAGCTTGTCGACCTTTTTTAAATGTTCTGTGAGAATCTTTGAACTGCCAACTCTCACATTAATGATACCATTGTAGTATTCATCTGATTCTAAAACTTTACGGTCGAATTGTTCTTTTGCTTCCAAATAACTTAGAACTCCTCTACTAGGACAATAATACAAAATTTCTCTTGTAAACTTATCTTCTCCTAGTGCAAGGACATCTGCATTTAAGTGATCTGATGAACCCCAATAAGTTCTCCAATCACTTTCTTTAGTGCCACGTCTTTTGTTTTTTTTGCCTTTAAGCGGCGGTTTGGTTGTTTTAAACTTTGCCAGCTTCTTACCTATATATTTTCGGTCGTTGGTAGTATTTGTGATTAAATACACAAATCCTTCCGCCTCTATAGGTAATTCATCAACTATTAAATTGTTATGAGTCCAATCGCTAGTTTTTCTTTTGCTGTTCATTTATTTCTTTTAGCTTTTGCAATATATCGTGTCCAATTGATTTATAATCAATTTCCAGATCTTCTGGAAACAACGCATATTGCTTTTCTTTATGCATCAATTACTTCTAACTCAACGTTAAAGGTAGTAAATCCATTCTCTTTGGTAACTTGTAAAACATTATCTACTCGACCTACTAGTTCATCTCTGTGACTAATAAGTAAAATATTTTTATGTCTTTCTCGTTCCATTTTCTTTAATATACCTAATGCACTTTCAACACCTACAGTGTCCATTCCACTGTCAACTAATTCGTCAATACAAATTAAGTTAATAGGATGATTCATACTTTCGAATACATCACGGAAGCTCCAACTAAGGCCAAGGATAAGACGATTACGTTCACCACGTGATAAGTTATCAAAGTCCAAGTCTTGCCCTAACTGTGTAATAGTTACAGTTAAGTCACTTTGAAACTGAACTTCATGTGGTAAGCCTAACCTAGTGATATAATACTCTAATCGAGTATTTAAGAATTGCAAGTTTTGTTCAATAATCTTTTTACGAACAAAACTATCTTTGTTTGTAAGAAGCTTCAGCAAAAAGTCCTGATGCTCTTTCAATTCTGTAATTCTATTTACCTCATCCCAAACTATCTCTTGTAGTCCAGTATCTTTTAATGCGGTTATTTGTTCATCATACGGATTAACTTCATCTTTGATTCGAAGTAACTCTGTTTCTACTGATCCAAGTTTACCTTGGTGTGCATAGGCTTCTTTAACACTATTATAGTGCATTGTAGGTGCGTTGTTGAGCGGCCCACACTGTTCTAATCCGATATTGTATTCTTTTATTTTTGTAGTATAATCATCTACGTGTTCTTGACTTTCTGCTACTGCCTCTGTTTTTTGTGCTACAAGTTCTTCATGTTTTTCATCATGTAGTTCCTGTCCACACGCATAACATTTGTGTTCTAGTGTATCATTAAGGTCTTTTTGTGCTTTATCTAAGCGTTTTTGTTCTCTGTCGTTAGTGCTGGTTAATCTTGCTATCTCGGCAGTTAACGTATCTATTTGTAATTTTGTTGCAGTGAATTCTTCGTAGTCTGCATGTGCTTTTAATTCAACATCAATGTCAATGTGTTGCAAGTTTAATAGCTCAGTTTCTAAGTCTTGTATGTCTGTTTGACGTTTAGACTCCCATACAGTTCGCCTACGTTCAAGGTCACTAATACTTTTACCAATGCGTTCATTAGCTTCTTCTGTGCCTCTAATACGATATGTTTCTTCTGTTATTTTATCTTTACTAATTTTTGTAAGTTCTTTAAGTATGTCTGCCTTTTCACTAAGTTTAGTAATGCCTAGCAATTGTTCAATCATATCACGTTGATCGTTTGCTCGCATACTTAGGAAAGGTTCAGTATAAGTATTCAATGCACAGATGTGCTTAAACATAATATGACCCATGCCAATTGTGTGTTCGATTACTGCTTGGCTTTGTCTACCTTCGCCTTGCATCTCATCTGTAATACCTTCGTTGTTGTCAACGTTGTTAACTAAAAAACGAAACACATTAGGTTTACGTCCACGTTCTATTCTGTAGTCGATTCCATTCATTTGAAAGTCTACAGTAACCAACATACCTTTGTTGTTTGTTTTATTAACTAAGTTATCTTTTTTAATGTTGTAAAGTGCAGCACCGTATAATGCATAGCTTAGTGCATTAATAATAGTTGTCTTACCTGTTCCGTTACGTGAGCCATCTCCGCCCAAGTCCATGTTATTACCTAATACAAGTGTTAGTCCTGCATTATCAAAATGAACAGCCTGTGTGACATTGCCCACACTCATAAAATTTCTTACAGTGATATTTTTAATTGTTAGCATATTAAGTCGTTAATCCTTGATAGATGTCAATCAACATTTGTTTTTTGATAGTTTCACTCTGCACAGATTCTAATTGCGATAATACAATTGTATCTACATTCTCTACTTCAATGTCAACGCCCTTGTTCCAGTCGTTTGTATGTTCTTCTTTTTTGCTTGGTATTAAACTAATCTCACGCAAGTTATATTGTTTAGCAAATGTTTCTTTAATAAAGTTTGCTTCTTCGTATGTAATACCTACATCAAGAGCCACACGTGCATATGTTTTGTCTGCTAAGAAACGTTCTGGTTCGTCAATGAGTTTACTTAATGAAAGTGTTCTATACTTAGGTGCATCTGGCCAAGGCACATAATCAATTGTGCCGTCCCAATCTAAAATCATACAACCACGATCATCATCCCATGCATCACTGAAGTTATGTGGGAAACAGTTACCTGGGTAAATTACATTACCACGTTCTTGTCTTTTATGAAAGTGTCCACTAAAGACTTTTTCAGGACCGCTTAGGTCTTCTGCTTTTAGTCCACCATGGTCTGGCATTTGCACAAGTGCATTCATGTAGAAACTAGGAAGTTCAAAATGACCAAACATATATTTGCATTTTACTTCTTTAACTTTCTTCCATTCATCTTCTACTAGCCAAGGTATAAACGCAACACCATCTTCGATTAACATAGTATCATTAACAATGCGAATGTTAGGAAATTGGTCTGCCATTGGTATACTGTTAATTTCACGCTTCTCACGATAATACAAATCGTGATTGCCCATAATCATAATAACTTCATCAAAGTTATCATTGAGTCTGCGTAAGTTACTTACTGTATAATTTAATGTGCTTACATTAATTGTTGCTCGGTGATGATGCCAGTCACCTAAGAAGAAACATTTTTTAATTCCTTGTTGGTGTGCTTGGTCAATCATCCAAATAATAAAATCTTCACAGTCTTGATTGTGTAGACGTGAATTATTTTTATTGCCTAAATGGATGTCAGTAAAAATTATTGCTTTATCAAATAGCATACTTAACGTTACCTCTGTTTATTTTTTAGAATTTGCGTTTTCGCTGTTCATTACACGAATCTTTTCAATCTCAACTTTTTCTTTACTTTCCCATTCTGCATTAAATGTTCTAGTGTGACTAGGATTTAATCCTGCTTCTTCAAGTAAATCGTCTCTGATATTTTGACTACGCTTTTCTAAGTTTAATACTCTAGTAAAACTATTATTGATTGCTGCAGTATAATATGCAAATGGGTTTTGTGATTTAAACTCGTTAAACTGTAATCCAATTTGACTAAGTTGAACAAGTGCTTGTCCACGCATTTCGTCTACATAAGTGTATCCACGCCAGTTACCTCGCATACTGTAACGTTCGCATAACTTAATATACATACCGCCTAGTGTGTTTGTTGTGCCACCATGCGACACATTAAAGTATCCATTGTCTAGTCCACCTTCCCAATGACTACGTGCAACTTCTTTAAGTTCGCCTTCTATGTAAGCATAATGCTTAAACGGAGGGAAGTTACATTTACTATGTAAGTCTGCTTCAGTCTTTGGTTTGTTTTTTCTATTCTCTAATGGAACATGATCAAATGTCATTACTCGGATAACAATATCTGTATCTAGTATTGTATCAACTTCAACTAAGAAATCTGCAACACGAGGTTTAGTCTTCTTGCCTGTTAATCCTTGTTCCCAACGCTTAACTTCGGCTGCATGTGCTTTCTTTTGTAAACGTGTTGCACGTGATTGTTTAGCTTCTGCTACTGCTTCGGGTGTAATATCATCAAATGATTCTACAATTAAATCGTATTCTGCATATTGCTCGTCATTTACGTAACAATACGACATTTTGCTATTGTGTATCTCTCTTAACAACTCTTTATTTGTTAAGTAAAATTGTCTCGGTGCTCTTGCCATAATATTATTATTCCTCTGTTTAAACTATTATAACTGAATGTGTCGCTAACGTCAACCGGTTTTTGTAAGTCATAAATACTAATGGAGAACAGACATGATTATTAATGAAATTATACAAATTAGAGAAGACATCGGTAGCATTACAGTGTTCTATGGTGGTCGTTTCCAGCCTATGCACCAAGGACACCGAGATGTATATCAACATCTAGTGGGTAAGTTTGGTGCGGATAACGTATTTATCGCTACTACATTTAGTCAAAAAGCTACAAAGGCACACGCTGCAGGCAACTACAGTGATGATCCATTTACATTTGACGAGAAGAAAAG